GAAGGTCGTAGATTTGCTAATACTGCTGATCTACAGGTCAGCGATATGTCGGCGGCCGCCCCAGTTGGTACAACATTAGCGATATTAGAGCGCACACTTAAAGTAATGTCTGCGGTTCAAGCCCGTATTCACTACTCTTTAAAGCAAGAATTAAAGCTTTTAAAGGAAATTATTGCTGCAAATGCGCCTGAAGATTACGATTATGAGCCCGAAGTAGGGGGTAAAAGGGCTAAAAAGTCCGATTATGAGAGCGTAGATGTAATACCGGTTAGCGATCCAAATGCCTCAACAATGGCACAAAAGATCGTTCAATACCAAGCTGTTATGCAATTAGCGCAACAACAGCCACAGTTATTCAATATGCCGTTCTTATATAGGCAAATGTTAGAAGTTTTGAGCATTAAAAACGCAGCGAAACTCATACCTTTACCTGAAGATATGCGCCCAATGGATCCGATTACAGAGAACCAAAACGTGCTTATGTCCAAGCCGGTAAAGGCGTTCTCATATCAAGATCACCAAGCGCACATCACGGTTCATATGTCTGCAATGCAAGATCCAAAGATTGCATCGTTGCTACAGAATAACCCAATGGCTCAGCAGTTACAGGCCGCCATGATGGCTCACGTTAATGAGCACTTAGGATTCCAATACAGAATAGAGATTGAGCAACAATTAGGTATGACACTGCCACCACAGAGTGATTCTTCTGGCGAAGATATACCAATTGATCCACAAGTAGAGGCAAGACTTGCTCCTATTTTGGCTCAAGCAGCAACTCGTTTATTGCAACAAAACCAAGCTCAAGTGGCTCAGCAACAAGCTCAGCAACAAGCCCAGGATCCTTTGGTTCAGATGCAACAACAAGAGATTGCTATCAAGCAAGCTGAGCAACAACGCAAGGCGCAAAAAGACCAGGCAGAAATTGCACTCAAGCAATCGCAACAGCAGATTGAGAAGGCAAGGATTGCGGCACAGACCGCTACACAATTAAAGCAAATAGACGTAAGTGCTTTAAAAGCTTCTGCCGAAATACAGCTAGAGAAAAAATTGCGCGGAGCAGACATCAGACATGATGCTATTAAAACTCTAGCCCAACACGATCACGAGAAGATGAACAATCGTGAATCATTAATTGCCCAAACTATACACAACAGAATGGGTAATGAATCCAGCTTGAGCGAGGCTCAGTTACACCACGCGGCTTCTTTAAAGAAAGCTCAAATGGATAACGAAACTAAGTTACAACAAGCTCAAATGAATCAACAAACACCACAACAAGGAGGTGAATGATGGATCAGAATTTAGAATTTCTTTTAAGAGAGTACAAAGACCGAATGGACATGCTTACCCAAGCATTAGCCAGAGGGAATGCGCCTTCTTTTGAGGAATATAAATACATATGCGGTCAGTTGCGAGGTCTTGAAGCTGCATGTGGAATTATCATAGACCTTAAGGCAAGATTGGAGAACTCGGACAATGAGTGACATAAACCTAAATTTGGCAGTTGACTTAGATGCCATCCTTCACAAGAAAGACGAAGAGAAGGCGACTCAGCTACCAAAGCCCTCTGGATATCGCATACTATGCGCCATCCCAGAAGTGGAAAAGGAGTTTGAAAGCGGGCTGGTAAAAGCAGATACCACTGTTCACTATGAAGAGCTACTGACAACAGTACTATTTGTGGTTTCTTTGGGACCTGATTGCTACCAAGACAAGACTAGATTCCCATCTGGTCCGTGGTGCAAGCAAGGAGACTTTGTCCTGGTGCGCCCCAACGCAGGTAGTAGATTGGTTATTCATGGTAGGGAAATGAGGATGATCAATGACGACTCTGTTGAGGGTGTAGTTGAAGATCCCCGTGGTATTAGACGTAAATAAAGGAGCCGGACATGGCAACATTTGAAGCAGCAAACGACTTTCCAGAACCAGAAGATCTGGTGGAAAAGGAACCAGAAGATAGTTTAGAGATTGAAATTGAAGACGATACGCCGGAAGAGGATAAGGGTAGAAGACCCGCAGATCCCGAGCGCGTTAAGCAACTTCAAGTTGAAGTAGATGATCTAGACAAATACAGTAAAGACGCTAAAGACAAGCTGATCCAAATGAAGAGAGTTTGGAACGATGAGCGTAGGCGAGCGGAAGCGGCTGAGCGTGAACGTCATGCAGCTTTGGAGGCGGCGCAGAAATTACATGAAGAGAATAAACGCATCAAACAACTCTTAAATTCAGGGGAAAAAGAGTACGTTCAAGCGGTAAAAACCTCTTCTGAAATGCAACTTGAAATGGCTAAAAAAGCCTATAGAGACGCATACGATTCGGGTGAATCCGATAAGCTAGTTGATGCTCAGCAAGCATTGACCAAGGCAACAATGCAACTTGAGAGGGCTAATAACTTTAAGTTACCCCCTTTACAAGAAGAAGAATTTCAGGTACAAACGCAACAACAGTACCAACAACCATCTCAGCCTGACGAAAAGGTTATGGAATGGCAAGCGAGAAATCCTTGGTTCGGACAGGACGAAGAGATGACCGCATCTGCTCTTGGGCTACACGAAAAGCTTAGGAAGAGTGGTATAGTTGTTGGATCTGACAGATATTACGCAGAGTTGGACAAGACTATGCGAAAAAGATTCCCTGAGAATTTCGAGGAATCGCAGGAAAGCCAGGCTCCATCTAGGGAAGACAGTCCCAAAAAGCCGGCCACGGTAGTTGCTCCAGCTAGTAGATCGACAGCATCGAAGAGGGTAAGACTAACCACATCTCAAGTCGCCATAGCGAAGAGGCTTGGGTTATCTAATGAGCAATATGTCCGTGAACTTTTAAAAATGGAGGCCTAACAAATGGCTAATGCAAAACAACTTGACCGTGAAACGACAACTCGTGCACTCTCTGAGCGTCCTAAACAGTGGATGCCCCCTGAGTTACTTCCTGAGCCTGACAAACAGCCAGGGTACGGTTACAAATGGATTCGGGTTTCTATGTTGAACCAGGCAGACCCAAGGAATATCAGCACAAGATTCCGTGAAGGTTATGAGCCTGTGGCAATTGAAGAGCAACCTAAGTTCACACTGTTAGTTGATCCCGAAAGTCGATTCAAAGACAACATCGAGATTGGCGGGCTGTTACTCTGTAAGCGTCCGATTGAGTTTGATACCCAGCAGATGAAATATTATGCTGAGCAAACCCAAGCGAATGCTGATGCAGTAGATAACAGTTTAATGCGCCAAAGTGACAGTCGTATGCCTATTTTCAAAGAAAGTAGATCATCGACTAGCTTTGGTAAAGGCAATCAATAATTTGGAGATTTAAATGGCATATCCTACAGTATCGGCCCCTTACGGCCTAAAGCCTGTAAATCTTATTGGTGGACAAGTATTTGCTGGATCAACTCGTCAGTTGCCTATCCAGTACGGCTACGCTACCAGTATTTTTTACGGCGATTTCGTTAACCTTACCCAGGGTTTTATCAACCGTCAATCAGTTTCTACTGGTGGCGGCGCAGCAGGTATGGTCGGGGTTTTCCTTGGCTGTAACTACACAGATCCAGTAACTAAGCAAAAGCGCTTTAGCCAATACTGGCCTTCTGGCACTTTAGCTGGCGACGCATTTGCAGTTGTTTGTGATGATCCTGACACAGTTTTCAAAGCTGTTGTTTGCTCATCTGGAACTACTGTTGCATCAGCAAGTATCCCCATGATTGGTCAAAACTACCAGATGATTAACAACACTGGTAACGTCAATACTGGTGACTCTGCTAACGCATTGCTTTACTCTGCAACTTTGACAACAAACACATTCCCAATCCGTGTTGTTGACATCGTTCGTGATACAGCTCAGTCTTATTCTGCCGTTGGTAGCTCAACAACTACATCAATCACCATGACAACCGGACCTAACGGTAACGTGCTTCAAGGTGCTGACGTAGCTTATTTAGCCGCTAATGGACAGCTTATTGAGACAGGTTCTTTTGTTACCGCAGCTATTGCAGCCGGCGCAACATCTGGAACATTGAACGTAGCTCCAGCAGTACCAGGTGGCGTAACAGCTATCCCATCCGCATCAACCATTGTGTTTACAAACTATCCTGAAGTGCTTGTTAAGCTTAACTTCGGTATACATGAGTATTACACTGCAACCGCTGTTTAAGGAGTAACATAAAATGGCTATTTCACGCGCACAACTATTGAAAGAGTTGCTCCCTGGACTGAACGCATTGTTCGGATTAGAGTATGCAAGATACGGCGA